ACATCATAGTCTGTCATTGCATGTTTTAAGCCTATTGTCACATCACCTTGTGTGACTTTTTTGCCTACATTTACACCCAGTACATTTGTTTTAGCAGTGACAGTATCATCATTGCCTTTTAAACTAGTACTAAGTTTTGCGGCACCTAATGCAATAGCATACCCTGTGTCATTGTTTATTTTACTAGCACCTAATACTGCACCTTTTGTAGTACCAGTTAGTCCACCACTCATTTTACTATCCATACCAATTGCTTTTGGACCATCAAAAGTTAGATTGCGTATTGCAGTACTTGTAACATCTTGTGCTGATGCAATTTGATCTATACGTCCTGTAAAAGGCATAAGAGTTTCTACTGTTGTACCTGTTAGTGTGTTTGTACCATCATCATATACATCAAATGTACTAGTAGTTTTTTCTCTAGCAATAGTTTGTATTTTAGTAGTCTCTGATGCAGTGTGACTTGTAACACTTGATGTTGCAGTTCCTATTTTAGTTGGACCACTTGCGGCATCTGTTGCTGATCCTTCATCATTGACATCACCCCAGTCGCTAGGTGTTTCGCCTGCAGTTCCACCACCTGCACCACCTTCAATAGCAGTATCAGCCGCACCAAAAGCACTAGGACCAAAAATGTAAGCATATTCTGCAGTAAGGATATCGCCTGAACTTACGCCTGACCAATGCCAAGTTAAACCAATAGTGTCATCACCATTACCATAATTTACACTATTGCCATCACTATCTGTGTAAGGTGATCCTGTGTAACCGTCTGCTTCTGTTGTCCAACCATTGCTAATACCAGCATCAACGTTTGAGTTTGTTGAATACAAACCCAATGCATAACGACTTGTTGTTGCTTCACTAAATGCAACATTACTATCAGGAATACCTGAGTAACCTAATACATTATCTGTAGCACTTGTATCACCTGCTTTTGGCATAGCATCTGGATCTATAAATCGTCCAAAATAAACATCATCTGCTGAACCACCTGCAGTAATATTTGTTGTGATATCGATATATTCACTTGTAGCACCTAAACTATAGATGTTTTCAATTTCCCAACCTGTGTGTGCAGTGTTTGTACCATTCCAAGTAAATGTATTAGTACCGTCTGTAAGTCCATCACTATCTGTCCATGCATTGGACCCTGAGTTGTTGTTTGTACTATTTGTTCCATCAATTTTTAAAGCAAAGCCATCAAACGGTGATCCTGGTGTTAAGTAATCACCTTGCTCACTGTCTCCAGGAAATGTTCCTGTGCCTGTTGAATCATACTGTAATCCTGGTCTTGTACCACCACCTGAGCCAAATGTGCCCGATGTTCCGTTTACACCTGCTTTTACATAATCATTTTCAAGTATACCCATACCTGTTACACTGGTATTCATACTTGATGTATCTGACAACGCGGTTGTTGTCATTAATGCAGTCAAGACTGCACCGACTAATAAAGTTCTTTTCATTATTTGTTACCCTCTCCATGAACATAAATGCTCATGAATATTTAACAGGGTAACTAATATTTTAATAACGTATTAAAATAAATATTTCTATGCTAGAAAAGATAAAAAACGTTGGCGTGAATGGCGTGCAAAATGGACAGTGGATCACACTGTTGATGTCGTAGTTGATATAACATTACTTACTGTGTGATGGCATTTTAGTTTCTATAAACCAAACGTGCTTTCTTAACTTTGGATGATACTTTTTCATTTTCAGTTTTTTGCCTTCTCTGATCATTGATAGTGTTTTGTGTGCAACAAAATGATATGTTGCATTTTCTCTTTTTTCACCTTCTGGGATCATCCAAGCCTTGCTGTCTTTGTTCTTTTTTGCGGCCATGTTATTCTCCTAATAGATTACAAATTTTATGTGCTATACTTTTAAACTCTTTTTCTTTTAAACCACGTGTTGTTTCTGCGGCAGTACCTATCCTAATACCACTTGTTTCTATAAAGTTTCTTGGATCATTTGGTACACCATTTTTGTTCACAGTAATACCATTATCTTCTAGTATGTCTGCGGCTTCTCTTCCACTGTACTTGTTGTCACTTAGATTCAGTAATATCACATGACTGTCAGTGCCACCTGTTTGTACCGTGAATCCTTTGTCTGCAAAAACCTCACACATAGCCTGTGCATTAAGTATAACCTGCTTTGCATATTGTTTAAACTCTGGTTGTTGTGCTTCATAATAACACTGTGCTTTTGCGGCAATAATATTCATTAACGGTCCACCTTGAGTACCTGGAAAAATTGCACTGTTGATTTTCTTTTTGTAGTCAGGATCATTCCACAGTATCATTCCACCTCTAGGTCCACGTAGTGTTTTGTGTGTTGTTGAAGTAACAACATCAGCATAAGGTAATGGATTAGGATATACTTCTCCTGCTATCAATCCACTGTAGTGTGCCATATCACAAACCAATTTAGCACCAACCATATTAGCAATATAGCGAAAACTTTGCCAGTTTATCTCTCTTGGATAAGCACTTGCACCAGCGACAATCACTTGCGGTTTATGTAATCTCGCAAGTTTTTCAACCTCGTCATAATCAATATAGCCATCATCGTGTACACCGTAAGTAACTGACTTATAAACTTTACCACTTAGTGTAGGTGGCGCACCATGACTTAAATGACCTCCACTGGCGAGGTCCATACCTAGAATGCATTGGCCCGGAGTCATGAATGCTTGATATACGGCAGTGTTAGCATTAACACCACTGTGAGGTTGAACATTTGCAAATTGGCATTTGTATAGTTCAGTTACACGTTCAATGGCTAGGTTTTCAATTTCGTCCATTTGCTTACAACCGTTGTAATAACGTTTGCCTGGGTAACCTTCTGCATACTTGTTAGTAAACACACTTCCACACAAATCCATCACTGCTTCGCTGGCAAAGTTTTCACTTGCTATAAGTTCAACAGTTTCCATTTGTCTTTTAACTTCGTTGGTTAAAATAAAACTGATTTTAGGATCCATATTATTCTCTGTTTCCTAGTAGTGCAAGTAACATTTGAAATAAGTTTATAAAGTTTAGGTATAAACTTAATGCAAATTGTACACCATATCTTTCATCACCACCATTTGAATAATATATATCTCTTGCTCTTTGTGTGTCCCAGGCTGTAAGTCCTGTGAAAATAATTACACCTATAATGCTTATTGCAAAATGTAATCCACTACTTGCAAGAAAAATGTTAACAATACTAGCAATAATAATACCTATCAATCCAATAACTAAAAAACTTCCAAATGCAGTCAAATCTTTTTTTGTTGTGTATCCATAGATACTTGCACCTGCAAACGTGGCACTGGTGATAAAAAATACCTGTACTAAACTGTAGGCTGTATAAACTGCAAACAATGTGCTTAAACCTATACCCATTACGGCAGTAAAAGCATAATAAAAGTTTTTTGTTTTAGACAGTCCCCAATTTTGTCCTGCACTAGCATACCAAAATATCATTCCTAGTGGTGCTAACATTGTAACCCACATCATTGGGCCAGTCATTAGTGTAAAAATTAATCCACTTGCATATGTAAAGTATGCGACTATACCACTGAGTGCTAGTCCTAATGAAGTGTGTTGAAACATGTTCAACATAAACTTTCTCAGTCCTTCGTCATATCCATGACTGTATGTAATTGTATTCATCATTATCTCCTTAATACCATCCCATAATCAGTTTTGTTTCTTCTGGAACCATGTCCATAGTAAAAGGTGGAGTGAAAGTGGTTTCAACTTCACAATCACTCGCACCAGTTTGTTCTAAACCTGCGTTTTTAATATCTGCAACAATTTGATCTGCAAAAGGACAAAAAGGAGAAGTCAGTGTGTGTACAATTTTTACAACTGTGTCTGTCACTTTGATGTCGTATATGAGGCCCAAATGTATAACACTAACACTTGGCATTTCAGGATCATAAACATTTTCTAAGTTCTTGACCACTTTCTCCATGATGTCATTTTCTATCAAATTATTTTCCTTGTTGTGTTCTAAAAGCCGTGTTACCATCTACTTTGATGAAACGTTCTTTAGTATTATTTTTATCTGGATTAGCAATAGTAACACTAACACGTCTACCTCGTTTCCAGGCTTTTAGTTGATTGGCTAATCTTTCTATTCCTCTGTTTTCAATGTAGTCTCTTCTATTGGCTTTTACTATTGCTTTAGCAACGTTTCTACGTTCGCCTCGAGAAGTATAATTATTTCCACTTGATCTTTTGCCTCTAGCCATGCTTTTTCCTTTGTTTGCTTATTTGACCCTATTATCCTATTTGGTCCTAGGATATTTTATCCTTAGTAAAGTGCAACTTTTCTGTTGCCAGGTAAGTTGCCAACCCCGTAGAACTACGCCGCTAGGCGTAACTCTTCAGATGCAAAATTATCGTTTGCATTTATAGTTTTGCGACTATATCGCGTTCGCCTCCGATAAACTCCACTTGCCTATATAATACCTGTCGATCCTATTTCATCCCCAAAAAACTGTAGAAAAATTATTGGTGGAGATGCCGGGTACCGCCCCCGGGTCCAGTATACTTTTCAACTTGCTTCAACGTTTACCTTATATTTATAACATGAATTTTAACATAAGTCAATTACTAAAACAGCGGTCATTCCATAATTTTTCAAATTTATCCTTGCAATACACCATTCTTTCACAGTTTCCCCAAAGTCTTTTGATGTATTGATTGACCATACTATCTATTGATTGTTGATCCCAAGTGCTGGGTATTAAGTGTCCTTTAACTGCAAAATGTATTTCATTTGCATACTTTAGATCTGGATTAAAATTTTTTTCCCAATAAGCACGACCACCGTCCCACAGTGTTTTTAAACCAAATCCACACTTTAATTGATATATTTGTGAACCATCATTGTCATATTCCCAAAGTCTATCATCTGATTGTAAACCAGGGTTTTCATGTAATTTTTTAAAGTCTTCCCATTCCATATAATACCTATAAATTTAATACGTAAGTTATACCATTGATGTTAACTAACTTTTCAGTTTCTTGATTGTAAGTTCCTGAGAACCTTCTTGCTCCAAGTGGCACTTGATCTGATGTATCTTCTTCAGGTGGAGTACCTGTGTCTAGTCTAGCACTACGCCATATAATACCATTTGGTTCTGTTATTCTTTGATTCTGTAGTTCTGTTACCGCAACTCGCATGTATTCTCCACCAACATCTCCGTTGTTTATTGCGGCATCTACCATGCCTGTAATCAAAGAAGATTTTGTTGGATCATTAGCATAACTGTCTAAACTCTGTTGGAAGAAGTATGCATTTTCTTTTGCACTGTTTCTTGAATCTAGTTGAAGATCTGTTTTGCCTTGGAACGTAATCTCATCACTTATCTTTTTCTGCATGTTATTCCACAGTCCTTTCAGTGTTGAAAGACCACTGCTTAATACACTGTTTGCACTTGCTCTGCTGTTTATTCCTGATAGTTCTGAATCGACTTGTCCATTTACTGCTGATACAAAACTATCCATTGTTACATGTTCTATTCCTGTATCAGGATCAGTAAAACTTATACCTGTAACATCTCCATAATCACCATTAAACAATTTGTCATATTTGTTTACTTTTGTTTCTAATGCATTTAGTTCACCAGTTTGTTTCAATGCGGCATAGGCATTTATAAATGCTTGGCTGTTGTTGTTTATACCAACACCTCCCATACTACCTATCATATCCACAAGAGTAATGCTTCCACCTGTACCACTGCCACCTAAAAAGTCCTGTGTAATTTGTGCAAGTGCATTACCATCTACTGGTAGATCAATTTTATTCATTATTGTTGGAAGACTTACTGTGGCCACACTCTTAATTAACTTGCCTAAATTTTCAGGAGTTGCAATTTGTCCTAGATCTACTTTTGCAAGAGCCTCTCTGAATCCATCAAAACCATTGTATTTTGTTGTTGCCAATGTTTTTGGCATAACTTTTGCAAAATCACTAAAGTCTGCCATACTTGTAAATCCAGTTACATCACCTGTATAATTCAAAACTTTACCTGCATTTTCAATCAGTTCAGAACCAGTAATACCAGATAGCACATTGTTAAGATCGTTGTTGAAAACACTACTAGACAATCCAAATGAATTAGTATCTAACCCTGCTTCTACTAAAGCATCTTCTATTCCTGTTATTCCGGCGCCGCCTGCTTTGGTAACATTGTTAACAAATTGTCCTGGATTTCCAAAGTTTGTTATATCATCAACATTAAAAAGTTCACCCAGTGCAGATAATTCAGTACCTATTGTATCCATTGCACCACTGACAAAACTTTCAATACTGCTTAAACCGTTGGTTACAACTCCTTGAAAGTCTGCTATTGCTTCACCTAAAAAGTTTGTGCCACCCGTGGGTATGATTCCTTGTAAAGCACTGACTGAACTACCAAAACTACTGTTTAGTGCAAAGTCTACTTCAGGACCTATAATTTTACTGACTTCAGCAAAACCATCTGCATTACTGATAGTTTGAAATGCCTCCAACGGACCAGCACCAAATAGTGTACCTGTATGACTTCCTAGTGCATCAGCAAAACTTCCACTGCCAAGGGTGCCTTGAAAAGTTTCTCCTACCTTGCCTACTAAACTGCCATTGCCTACAAAGTCAGCGGCACCTCCACTTAACATACTGTTTAAACCAGATGAAGTAAATGTTGGAACTGAGGCATCATTTGCAAAACTAACACCTTTACTGATTGCTTTTGTCATCTCACCTGCAGGACCATCTATTCCTGCTAGTTTACTACTTACACTAGCACCTGCATTAGCAACTCCGCCACCCATTAAGGTATGACCCATAGAAGCCAAACTTACAACAGTGCCTATCCCTATACTACACGCCATTGTTTATCCACATCTCACGTTATTACTGCCCATAACTCTAGGATGTCCACAGGTATCAGTGTCACCATCTCTAATAGCAGGACTTCCATTTATTTTGACTTTAAATGATCCTGGAAAGGCCGCTTTGGCAGCACAGTGTTTTTTTACCTTTGGACAACTTGGATGCGGAGTTACTAGACTCATATATTTTGCTGTTGGTCTTCCATTACAAGTCACATTGAAATGACCTAGAATAATTTTTCCACCTGCGGCATTTATATCGCCTAATCTCTGTAATGGTCTGGACATACTATTATTTATATTTCAAATTTGCCAAGATCAAAACCATTTACTCTTTCAAGTATTTCTTGTTTTGATAATGCAAGTAATCCGTTACAACCACCTTCGACGAGCAAGTTGTCACCGTTGTAGATCTGTGGGCAAGTAGAGTGCCCAGCCTCTTTAAGAAAATTTTTAGCCTCTGTGTTATGGTCAATGTTAATCTCCTTGTATTCTATCTCATGCTTGTCTAGGTATGACATAGCCATATGACAGTACCCACATAAATCTTTTGTGTAAACTGTGATCATATTTTTTCTCCTGTATTTGATGTATCTTCTAAACAAACGTAACCTATTCCAGGTTGTGCTTGTAATTCTTTTTCTACTACATCAGCATGACACTCTTGGCGTGTTATATAGTAATTTAGTGCTTTACCTTGTACATTACCTTGTACATCTATAAACACCATTGTAAGTATATATCCTAGTATCATCATCTGTAATAAAATCCTATTCTTTCAATTTCTACCCAACCTAATGTATCTGCAGGTCTGCTGATAAATTTATATCCTTGTGCTTGATAATTTGTTTTAACTGTTTCTGGTGTGTTTTGCCAAATAGGGATAATTTCTTTAGCATCTAAACCATACCAGTCTCCATTAATGTTCCCATGCCGTAGATGTATTTCTAAAACTTTGTCACCTTTGAATTCTATGTTCAGCACTTTGTTGTCTTTGAGGTCATCTATAAAACCATAAAGTTGAATGTCTGGTGGATCAATTTTTATCCAACGTTCAAACTGTACTATATTCTCTGGTGTGTTAAAACCCTGTGTAGCAAACACAGGTTTCCATTTGCCTCTTTTCCATTCATAATCTATACTGTAATGTGGACCGTCAAACCATTCACACCAAAATGAACTAGGATATGAATCCTTGTAAACTACATCATTATCTACAGTGTCCAAATACACACGTCTAGCACCTATGCCCATTCCTATTAGATTGTAAATAGGTCGCAGACAATAGTATCCTGCCACAGGTGGTAACACGGGTACAGGACCTGCTGTGTATCCACAACGTACTGCAACTTCTAGTTTATTAAACACCCAACGGTGTTTTATGTTGTCATGCCATAGATCGCAATCATCAGGTTGATGCCACCAGTCTTCTTCCGACTTTTTCATATCCATCAAATTGTTCTTTGTATTCATCATATTCGCCTAACAGTATTTGCTTGTATCCTTTGGATTTGTAGAACCAACATTCGTGCTTCATACTCATTATACCTAACCTATAATCTGGTCTTTGATAATCCCAAGCAAACTGTAAACTTTCTACTATGTGCTTATTTACAATAAAATAATAACTCCAAGCAATAAGTTCACCATCATCATAGTAACCTATTAGTTCTGTATCTGCTTTACCAAAATGTTCTGGATAAAAGGGGTATGGACTTTCGAATTGTTTATAATCACAATACTTTTCATAGATGTCTAGTAATTTTTTTACAGGAGGATCTACAATTACTTTGGCATTTATCAAAGGATGGTATGATGTCCTTTCTAAATTTATTCTAACGTATGTGTTGGACATCTTGTTTATATTCTTTTGACCAATGTTTGTAATAACCTTTGCTTTCTAGGTCTGCTCTTGCTGTTTTTAATTTACCACGAGATTGTACAAACAACAAACAACATTCACCAAAGTTCAATCTAAAACCTTTAACTGTTTCTAATTCATCAGGATGATCTTCTAGTATAACTGCATGATCATGTGTCCATGTAGTGTTAAGTGTTTCTACTGCTTGACTTAGATGCATTGGTGTAATACTTTCACGTGGAAATGCAAATATTACAACATCATATTCATTAAAGTTATAACTTCTAGTTACAACATCACTGTAAGCATCTATCCAACTTGCATGTTCTTTGACTATTACTCTGTTGTCTTTCCAGGCTTGCTTTGCATATGGACAAGCCGGTAAGTTATTAAAAACTGGATTTGGTACACTCAGTACCTCGTCAATCCATTTGTAAATTTTAGAGACTAAATCCTGAGAATGTGTCTTTGTCGACATCCTGTTTGGTACCACCTATGATATAACTTGATATTTCTGTTTCTTGTGGAGCCACTTGTACTTCTCCACCTGATATCCATTTTTGTGTCCATGGCAAAGGATTTGCCGCTGGCACACTGTATGGACTTTTTAATCCTACTGCAATCATTCTTTTGTTTGCAATCCATTCAATATAATCTTCTAATAACTGTTTATTAAGTCCAATCATACTGCCATCTGAAAACAAATAGTCAGCCCATGCTTTTTCTTGATCAACTGCATCAACAAACATTTGTATACATTCATCTTCAACTTCTTGTGCTATCTTGGCATAGTCTGGATCGTCTTTAGGAAGTATTTTTAAAAGTTGTTGTGTAGATCCTAAATGTACATTTTCATCACGTGCAATAAACTTAATGATCTTAGCATTGCCTTCCATTTTCTTAAGTTCAGCAAACGCCCAACTACATGCAAAACTCACATAAAAACGTACGCCTTCTAGTATGTTTACACTCATCAATGTTTTATACAATAATTTTTTTAGTTCATACAAATTTACTGTGATAGTTTTAGGCATACCAACTTGCACTCTTGTGCTAGTTTCTGCTTTAAATCCACCAGTGTCTCTGAATGTATTGATCTCGTGTTCACCTTCACCAAACAGATTGTATACCTGTGACTTTTCAATCAGTTCATCATAACATTCTGTAATACTGTTAGCACATTCTACAATCTCTTTGATGTCATTCATTTCATCAAAAATTTTACTTGGATTTGAATAAATGTTTCTTATGATGTGTGTATAACTTTTGCTGTGAATCGTTTCGCTGAAAGTCCAAGTAATGATCCAGTTTTCTAATTCTGGTAAACTAGTGATACTACCAAATGCTTCTACAGGTGCACGTCCTTGTACACTATCTAATAGTATCTGTCTTTTTAGATTACTTGTAAAGATATGTTTTTCGTGTGTGGTTAAATCTTTGAAGTCTTTTGAATCCTTGAGAATATCTACTTCCTCAGGTCTCCAAAAGAAACCCAACTGTTTGTCAGTTAGTTTATCAAACTGTCTATACTTTACTGTATCATATCTTTGCATTCCGATGTCGCCATCAAAAAATGCTAATTTTTCTGTATGTTTTTTCTTACCTTTTAATTCTAATACACTCATATTACGCAACTCTCACAGTGAGCATCATCTTCCTCTTGTACTTGATCCAATTCATCGATTGTAATGCTTTGTACTCTATCTCCTATATCATCCCCACTTCCATCATATGTGTTAAAGTAATACAACTGCTTTAACCCATACTTGTAACTGTACAATAAGTCTTGCAACATTGTACTCATAGGTATTTTTTCTTCTTCATAATGCACAGGGTTGTAACTGGTGTTGACACTTATACCTTGATCAATATATTTTTGCAACACTGCCATAATACTCAAGTATCCTTGGGGACTATGTTGGTCCCATAGCAACTCGTATTTATTCTTTAGCCTTGGATATCCAGGCACAACTTGTTTTAACACACCATCTTTACTTTGCTTCACACTAACATAAGCACGTGGTGGTTCAATACCATTTGTGCTGTTACTGATCTGTGCAGATGTTTCAGCAGGCATAAGTGCCATTAGTGTGCTATTACGTATACCTGTGTGTTTTAGTGTTTCTCTTAGTTTATTCCAATTCATTCTTTCTACATGAGGTACTAAATCATCTACATCTTTTTTGTATGTCATGTTTGGTGTTACACCATCACTATACTTTGTTTCATTGTTCCATATACATGGACCTTGTTCTATAGATAATTTAGCACTGGCTTCTATCAAATAGTAACTCCATGCTTCAGCATACTCATCAATCATTTCTAAGTTAGGATTACTATAGGTCATATCATTCTTTGCCATCCAAAAAGCAAGATTAATAATACCAATACCTAAAGGACGTCTACCCATTGTGGCATTCTTGGCCGCATTCACAGGATAATCTTGATATGTAAGCAATGCATCTAATCCACGAACTGCTAATTCACATGGCTTTTTAAAATCATCTGGACTTTTGATTAACCCCCAATTTATTGCACTCAGTGTACACAATGCAATTTCACCATCAGGATCATTAAAATCTTTCAGAGGCTTTGTAGGCAAATCTATTTCACAACACAAATTACTCTGTTTGACAGGTGCAACATCTGTTTTAAAACTACTGTGTTCATTTGCATGATCAACATTCATAAGATATATACGACCTGTGTTTTTACGTTCTTCCATAAAACTTGCAAATAATTCTGATGCTGATATTGTTTTCTTTCTGATACTTGTGTTACGTTCTGCTTTTTCATACAATTCTTTAAACTTGTCCTGATTGGCAAAAAATGCATCATAAAGTCCAGGTACGTCACTAGGACTAAACAGTGTGATATCACCACCACTAATCAATCTCTCATAAAAAAGTTTACTAAACTGTACACCATAATCCATGTGACGCACACGATTGTCTTCTGTACCTTTGTTATTTTTAAGCACGAGCAGATCTTCAACTTCAAGATGCCAAATAGGATAATATAATGTAGCGGCACCATTACGTACACCACCTTGACTGCAACTTCTTGTGGCACTTTGAAACATTTTATAAAATGGTACAACACCTGTGTGGTAAGCATCTCCGTTCCTAATTGGAGATCCTAAGGCACGAATACTACCAGCACCAATACCAATGCCTGCCTTTTGACTTACATACTTTACAATACTGCTGGTGGTGGCATTGATACTATCCAAACTGTCATCAGTTTCAACAAGTACACAACTACTAAACTGTCTTTGTGGTGTTCTAAGACCTGCCATTACTGGAGTAGGTAAACTTATATAAAATGTACTGATTGCATCATAATAATCTTTTACCCACTTGAGTCTTGTTTCTTTAGGATAACTGTGAAACAAACTTGCGGCAATACACATATAAGCAACCTGTGGTGTCTCATAAATTTGTTTGGTTACTCTGTTTTGTACCAAATACTTGCCACGGAACTGTTCCATTCCTGCATAAGTTAATGTTTCATCTCTGTCATGGTTGATGTAGTCATTGAGTTGATTCCAGTCATCTTCTGTATATTCTTCAGTTAACATAGAATCATAGAATCCTTCTTTGATATTTTTACAAACAATTTCATAAAGGTGAGGTGGTGTAAAGTCATTGTATACCATTTTACGTAGATGATAGTTTATTAGTCTACCTGCTACGTATTGGTAACCTGGAGTTTCATCTGATATAAGATCTGCGGCACTTTTGATAAGTGTTTCTTGTATATCTGTACTCTTTATATCATCATAAAATTGTAGATGACTTCTAATTTCAACTTCACTTGGACTTACACCTGTGATATTTTCACATGCATAAAAAACCACTTTGTGCAGTTTATCTAAATCTAAATTTTCTTTGGTACCATCTCTTTTTGTAATTTTTATATTTGAATTCATCTTGACCTACTACGTTAAAATTGTTTTGTATTTAATATCATCAACCAAATGATAAAATACTATATTTGCGATTTATTGATTAAAGTACGAATACTTTTTTATCTAATTATTCTTACACTATAAAAGAAAGTTGCGTCTACAGTATTGGTTGTTGTATACTGTAGTGTAGTTAAATTTATTGAATTTGTCAATGAAAAAGTGACACCTACATCACCATTATTTTCACTGAAATCATCATCTATGGCTTGTGCTGTTGCATTATGGGTGATTCTCATTCTGCCCTGTCTATACAATGATCCTCTTTCAATCAAATAATCTATTTCAACTGCATAATTATTGCCATTATCAGCAAACTGTAAACTTGTTTGGTCAGTACTGTTGTTGTCTAGTGTTTCACTTTGACCATATTGTCTGATGTAACCACCAAATTTAACACCAAATGCACCTTCCATACCAAGACTTGCTACATGATTCCTATCTACATTGATTCTTGCATGAGTTGTGATATCACTATCTGGTCGATCAAAAATGTCACCTATTGCATAACATTCTCCAACTGCGTAATTGATAACTGGAGCAGTTGCATTACCAGTACCTAGTACATTGTTACCACAATCTCTGTATGTGTTAAAACTACTCATAAAACCTGGACCTGCGAACACATGAACTGCACTGTTGTAAATAGCATCAAATAGACTATTGGTTACACTTACACCTTTTGGTCCTATTACACTAGGAGCACTTCCTGTTTTGTTTTCACCTATTTTAAAACCTTTGAACAGTGTTTTAAAACTACAGCCATTGAATACAATGTTTTTCATATCGTGGTCTGCTAGTACACCTAAATTGTGTTTACCAAATTGACAACTGCTGAATGTTATGTGTTGTGTGGTGTAACTTGCTGTACTTGTTAACAACACAGCGGCATTGCTGTTTCCTACTATGCTAGGAGCACTTGTGTATTGTCCATTAAATTCACAGTTTCTAAAATGCACATCCTGTGCTTGATCAACTACAAAACAATCTATGTCTACAGATGTGTTGAAACTGATACCTTCTACTGTAATTGACTTTGGTTGTATTGCACTCCCACTTCCAACATTACTTGAAGTTTGTTGTAGACTGTCTGCTGTTCTTGCCACCTCTGTGACTGAACTACTGGTTCCTTTGATGATACTGCTTTCAGGTCCTTCACCTACTAGTTTTGCAAAGGAAGGAATTTTTATCACACTTTCTACTTTGTATATACCTGCTGGAAAATACAAACTGCGTCTTACTTTTGTGTTTTGTTCTCTGGCAAAAAGTTGATAGAGGGCTCTGTTGATTGCGGCACTGTCATCAGTAGTTCCATCACCTGTTGCACCAAAGTCTAGTACACTGGCAAAATCATCTAACTTACGTTGTAATGTTCTTGTGGTTGGAGTATTGGCACTGGTGCCTGTTGTTGCTGTAAAACCTGCATGAGCACCTGCGTATGTGTAGGATTCCGCACTGTCGATAACACTGCTTACATTTGTTAAAAGTTCAATGTTCTCAGTTTTTGGAGCATCTGTTCCACCGTTTCCAATGTAAACTTTCCTGTTATCTACTGCTAATCCTATTTCACCTACTGCTAGTTGAGGTAAATTATCAGAAGTTCCCCTTCTGTGTTGTATTCTAGAAATTTGTACAACTGCCATTTGCCGTTCTCCTTATAGTGTATTTATTATGATTCGTTATAGTATTGTTCAACTCTATTGAACCACATGTCACTATAATGGTCAAATGCATTACCCTCCAGTACCCATTCTTGATATTGATAGTCTTTACTACACATCAGTATCACGCCTTTGTTAATGTCTGTGTCAAACATTTTGTTATGAGCATGGGCATAAGCACACAACTGCATAAAGTATTCATCAATCCATTCAGTTTTCTTAGGTTTGTTCGTTTGTTTAAAATCCATTATGGCAGGCGAGTTTTTGTGTGTGCCCACAAGATCTGTTGTACCAGCATACAATCCACTGTAGTACAATGGTACTTCTGTACCCCAATATTCATTTGCATTTTTTAAACCATGTTCAAGTATAAGACTTGCCATACGGTGACTTTGTTGACTGTAAGGATTACTGCCAGGCTCTCCCATTACTCCTGTTTCTACATAATCTTCAAGCCACTTGTGCATACGTGTCCCTCTGCCAGCGGCTTCAGTAACTATTTGTTGTGCTTTTTGTTCGCCCACACGTCTTTTCCAATTACGCAGAGCCTGTTTCTTTTCTTCAGTTTTTGTTTTGTCAAGTATTGTTGTCACACTAGGAACTGCTGAACCATCAGGAGTCTGATAGTGTCTTTTACCCTCTATGGTTTTCCTACTCATAGGGGCATAGTCATATTTTTTTATTAACATTTGTACTCTTTGATTTTTTTACTTTAGTTTATTATAACACATTACCAGTCTATTTGCCAATAGAAATATGTGCCAGATGTTGATTTTCTTGCTATTGTATAGCCTTTATTTTGAAAATGATTAATGATTTCATTCATTTGTTCAGTTTTGACAGTGTCTGTGATTGTGCCTTGCCAAGTTTTGTAGTAGTTAAGTCCATCAGTATCATTATCTGTCATTGGAGAACCTGTGATTGTAGTACCTTGTATAGTTACTGTAGAACTGTTTGTAATGTTAACAGTGAACACACCACTTGCAATAGCATCTAATACTGCTATTTCCATAATAGCAATCTGTTGTGTCAGTGTATTGTTACCTTGTGCTCTTTCTCTTGCTTGAGTGCCTGTAGGAAAATTTGCCATGTTTTAGTTCTCCTCACCTTGCATTATTCCTATCAATGTTTCTATTTCATCTTCCAACATTTCTGTGGCACGGTATACTCTAGAATAATATTCATCATAGAAATCATCATCACTATCATAATCTTGTACATCTTTTAGTTGAGCCCTGATTTTTTGCGAATCCACTAACATGTTTTCCAACATGTCTATTCTAATGTCTTCTCTGAGACTTTGTAACTTTTCCATTAATTCACGCATTATTTTGCATTCTGCTTACTGATGGCAATAGCCGCCGCTTGTTTTTTATAGTTAGGATGTCCTTTGCTCAACTTGCCTGGACGTGAACCCTCTGTAGTTTTTGTGTTTCTTTTAAGTACCCAACTTGTTCTATCACTTGTATCTTCGTCGTAATATCCATATCCTTGTGCTTTACTACCAAGTTTTTTAACTCGTGCTCCTTGATTTTTAAACGGTTCAACTGTAATAACTTTTGGAAGTTGTCTATTATCTTTATCCAAATCTTTTAAATCTTTATATCCCATAAATTTATAAAAATCTGAACCACCTTTCATTTTGCTTTCTCTAGTTTTTACAGCCTTTCTTGCCATTTTGCTCACACGTTCATCTGGTGTATCATCATTGGCATCAGGTTTAAATTCTAGTTCTGCACCATCTAGTTTGTTGGATCTGATCAGTTCATTCACAACACTCTGTACATTTGAATCTGTTTCATATGCTTGTCTGAAACTTTCGATGTTCATGTTAATACCTGCATTGTCCAACTTTTCTAAGAAAGCATCCATTGTCATAGCAGGATCACCTTCTTGATGTTGTTGTCCAATCAGTAGTGCAATACTCATTAAACTTTCTGAACTGTCTGTTGTAAATTCTCTTAATCTCATATTATTTTTTAAATCCCATCACGCCGGCTGATTTATTAACATTATCTTCAACTTCTATTTGTGCCTCACCAACATCATACATAAAAAGTTTATCATATACTTCTGGATGATTCTGTTTGATTGTGCTTTTAATTTCTCGCATAAAGTCTTCTCTTGGTGAAGTATCTGAAGGTGCATTATCAGAATATATAACACCAACTATGTCATGTCCGTCTGCACTTCCGTCTTTCAACAGTTCGTCTAATGCATTAAATTTATCTTCAACATCATCAATTTGATAATAGTGGAAATCATAATCACCATCAGAGATTTCATCTTCAATTTCTTTATCACCCATGCCTTGTGCTTTTAGTTCTGCTTCAACCTCAGCACGTTCATTATTGTATGCTTCTATATCTTTTTCGTATTCTGCTAAAAGGTCTTCAAGACCTGTCCTTACATCATCTAGTTTTACACTTTCCCTATCAACTTGTTCTAACAGTTCTATGTGTGTTAATTTTTTTCTTAGTTCTGCAAAATCTACTGGTTTATACATTACGACCTCTTCTCTCTACCAATTGGGTTATCTCCGCCTACTGCGGCATCACTGGCACCAAAATCATCTGGGTCAGCCTCTATATCATCTATAGGTTCAATTTCAGCATCATCTGTATCAGCACCAATATCTCCCATTGGTGGCAACTCATCTGGGGTATCTCCAACTAATATTCTCTGTGCGGCATCAGTTGCATCTCTAGTAGATTTAAGATTGTCTAAACTGTCATCTACTGCTTGACCCATTGCATTTTGGAATTGGTCAGCAATTTCACTGCCCATTTCATCTCTGATTTTATCAACTAATGGTTGTAGGTCTTCGTTAAACAATTCACCTACGTCTTTGATCATTTCATCATACTTGTCAACAATACTTTTTGCGGCAAGCACTAGTTCTGACTTTTCCATTTCGCCTTCATTAACCTGTACACTTTCATTAACACTTTCAGTTGATTCTTGATCTTCGTCAATGTCAATTACAATATCATATGTGTATTCGCTGTCTTCATCTGGCATATTTGTTTCTATATAGTCATTGACAATCTCACTGATTGCATTGATGTCTGCAGGATCAAGTTTACTAAAATCAATGTTGTGTGTTGTGTTTCCTGGCTCTGCTTCGTCCACAATTACATCTTCGCCTAGAATTTGTTCAAATGCTTCTTGTTCTATTTGCTCATAATCATCTTTTGGATGTAGTCCTTGCTCAGAACTGATGTCGTTTTGTAGTTCTACCACATAGTTTTCAACTTGTTGTCCATATCTTCCATACACTGCATCATATAATACTTCAGATCCATATCCATCAGCATCTGCTTTTTTAACCATTTGTACAAATTCTTGCACAGTCAAATTCATTTCTGGAGTTGAATAAAAACTGTACTTGCCTGGATTTGGTTTGTATTCAATTGTTTTTTCGTTTACTTCTTCACTGATCTTGTTATAGTATTTGCTAATGATTGCATCTCTTGCCTTTTGTTCTTCAGGCATGATGTGTCCTCTGTCTTCATGCATACTGTTGACTAGATCCACAAGTGCAATCTCAAAGTCTGTTCCAAAAGCCTTGACTAGTTTTTCTGCAACCTCGCCATGTTGGTTACGATCTTCTAGTTCATCTATTTCTGCTTTTGTAGGAACTTCTTTTTCAGTTACTGCATCCTCTGACTGCATCTCTTGACTTGTATCGCCTGTGACTTTGTATGTTTTGCCACCCACAGTAAATTCTTTTTTACCTGCTTTAATGGCTTGACGTCTTGCATCAATAAACTCATTTCCTTCTTCTACATCATCTTCTTGAAATGTGTCAAATGCTTCCTTAATAAGTTTCAACTGAAAGTATTCTTTTTCGTTGTGTTTTTTAGTGCCTTTGACATTGTCATATCGTGCCAACGTTGCTGTAACACTTTCTCTAATCTGTTGCCTTTTAGCAACATCTAGTTTACTGATATCTATACTGCGACCAAACACTTTCTGTGTAAATTCTGTAACCTGTTTACTTGTTGGTTTGGTAAACATTTCTGTAATTTTCATGGCGAAATCCTTTTTATTCTATATTGTATTTATGCTAGTTTAACTGATTGCACCAAACTATCAAGACGCTTTTTAGTTGCATAATACTCTGGCAATACAGCACTTAACCTATTTAAACGGTTGAGTTTTGCTATTTTATCATTGGTGGGCCTTTTGTACTGTAGTATATCTTCGTGTAGTTTAGACAGTTGCGAATCAAGTATTATTATCATTCTTGACTTCTGATCATCCTTGTTTATTTCATAAACAGCATAGGCCACTGCTGACTTTTTAAAGGTAAATTTTTGTCTCTGTACAATCCAATAGCAGTTTTTCTTTATCACATGAACATTGTTTACACTTATATGTCTTGTGTTTACAACTTTAAATTTTACTTTTGGTCTTGGCTGTTCTTTGAAAAACTTTGTTATTCTAGATTTGATGTTAGACATTTTGTTTCCTCAAGTTAATCCATGTTGGAAGATATTCTGTACTTAACGCATTTCTTTTTTGTATTGGTTCAACTTCACCTTGTGGTGGTATTTTAATTTTACTGTTGTATCCATAATCATCAACACCACACACCAAACTGCATTCACATTGCTGTTCAACAGTTACATAGGGTGGTTTAGGTATTTTTAATTTTACATCTGGAGTTGTAAATTGTATTTGTAACCCTGTTCTATTACTTATGCCAGCACTGCTACCATGTATTACCCAACCATCATGTAGTGTAAACTGTCCTGCTTTCATTGTTACTGGCACCAATTGCTGTTGATATTCCATGTGATCTAAACTCTTGTACAGACTGTTTGTAACATTATCAGGATCTACATCTTGGTGCTGATATTCACCATTGGTGTGACTGCTAGGCACAAACTGCACCGGACTGTTATCAAGTGTTACGTCAGTAATTGCTAACCAGGCTGATGTTAATTTTTTAGGTTCATGATCATAGTAAGATAGATCCTGATGTAATGGTACTTTGGTTTTGTCTGCAAATTGTTGTGATTTATTTTTTGTAAACAGTTGTACATTAGTGATTATAACATTAGGTCCATACACCTGTTGCATAACTTCCACAAGATGTTTGTTGTGTGCAATCTCCCACAACATCTTACTGCTTTTGTGCTGTTGATTGTATCTGCCTAGGTCAACATCTTTTGGCAAATAATCTGTTATTTCTTTATAAACGTTTTGTAGATCTTGTGCATTATCAAACAGTGTCAGAGGTTCTCTGGTGAATCCATCTCTGTGATAATCTTGTAATTGCTTTTGTGAAAGTTTATTTGCTTTTGTTTGACTAAATGTATTTGGAAAATATTTTGATTGTCTTGGTACTTGATTCATTATCCCTCTATTTCAACGGGTACTCCTGGTCTTAATAACTGTCTTGCCAACACTGCTCTTTCATTAGGTGAACGCCTTGGTTGTATGATAACAATATCTCCATTTGCATCTATCATTCTATCATCTAGATCAATGGTGATGTCTATGTCTGGTTGTTCAGGATCAGTAACAATAAGTCTGTTGCTCAACACTTGCTTTACAATGTATTGTTTTTCTGTAAGTTTTGTTTCAACTATCTCTTGTATCTTCATCTACTTTTCCTATTCAAAGCGGCTACTCTTTTACTTGCTGGATTTACTGCTTTTGTACGTTTGGCTTTTCTGGCCATACGTGAGCCTAAACGCAACTTGGTCATTTTCAAACGTATGCGTTTTTTAACATCCGGAGCGGCAAAACACTGCGAAGGCTTAGACACTAAGCGACTTTTTCTTCTACCACTTGTGCATCTGTACTTGCGAACAACTTTGTTTCCACGTTTTCCCCAAGCCATGGCTTCGCTTATTATTTCATCTATTTTCATAAAAGTATTTATCGTAGTTTAGTTTTAGAATTTAAACTGTGAATGTGTAGAATGCCAGTCCGGCAAGGGCCGCAATCAAGGCGCCGATGATTGCGACACCCCAACTTATTAATTGTTTATCTCTGTCGTAACGTATTTTATTCATTACATCACGAACTTCCATTAGCATGGCTTCGAATCTGTCCATGCGATTGGACATGTTGTCTAGTTTGTTTTCCAAAGATTTATACCTTTCACCACACAGATCAACGTGTGCTTCAAGACTCTCTTTCTCTAATTGTGACATACTTTCACCGTCCTTTGGGTGATGCTAGATTGTACTGTGAGCCTGGTTTTGTTTTTTATTTGTGCCTAGTTTATGCCTATTATCTGCATCTTTTTTGTACACTGTACATTGATATTTATGCTACAGTTGTGTTCTTTACATAGGTATATTATTTTAAAATACCTAAACTGCTGTCAAAGAATTGTATGTTCACCAACTCTTTGTTTTTTGTGTTAAAACTCGCTGGCTGAATTGTTACTGTTTCATCTAGTCCTGTAATTATAGGTATCATATCAAAACTGCTTCTCAAGTTGTCTAGATTAGGACCAAACACTTCTGTGTTCTCACTGCAAACTTGAAATACCCACATGTTGCACTTTGGCAAAAGCATACTGGCTTGAAACTGTAAAAATTTTCCGTATTTTCTCCACATAGGTCCATCTTTTATTTCAGGACTACATGCATCTATACAGACAGGTTCTTGAGTTACAATAGGCTGTGTCAACAAACTGAAAATTTGCAGTGTGGTTTCCCAATTCCTGTGTTGATTTCTTTTTTTGCCTTCACCTCTGGTCACACCTGTGCTGGATATATCCACAAGTGTTACTCCTATAACCTGACTGGGATATGTGTTTTGCTTAACTATTGTTGATTGGTTTAAATGCATTTACATCTATCTCTTTTAACTTGTAATGATACTGTACCAAACTATCGCTGTCTTCGAAACATACTGCATCTACACTAGTATACAACAGATGCTTGAGTACATGCAACCTATTTGATCCAATTTTCACTGCCCATATCATTCCATCTTCATTAACAACTGGAGGATTTATTAGTTCCCAATAGTCATATGCACC